TGGCACATCTTCAGGTGGTCTTGGTATAGACACAGGAGTAACAGCAGAATCAACAAATGTATCAAGTGCAATATCAGATATGTCATCTAAAGTTAAAAAGGCATTAGAGCCACTTAAGTCAATATCATTTGATAACCTGATAACATCACTTGATAATTTAAAAGAATCAGCGCAACCACTGACAGAAAAGTTATTTTCAGGTTTGGAATGGGCTTGGACAAATATATTTGTACCATTAGCTACATGGACAATTGAAGATGCGTTACCAGCTTTTTTAGATGTTTTATCAGCAGGGCTTGATGTATTGAACAGTGCATTAGATGCACTAAAGCCATTATGGGACTGGGCGTGGGATAATTTCCTAGAGCCGGTAGCAGAATGGACTGGTGGAATGATAGTTGATATCTTAAAAGATTTGGCAGCAGCTCTGGAAGGAATATCAACCTGGATTAGCAATAACCAAGGACCATTTGACGCAATAGTTGTAACGATATTAGCATTTGCAGCGGCTTGGAAAGCTGTAGAATTAGCTGAGTTTATAACAAATGCGGGTGGTGTAATAGGGATTATAAAGAGCCTTACTACAACTTTATATGCATGTACAATTGCAAAGGTAGCAGATAAAGCTGAAACATTAGCAATATGTGCACTATATGCAAAAGATTTTATTGTTGGAATAGGGCAAACAATTGCGAAATTGGCTTCTTCCGCGGCAGCATGGGTAGCTGATACAGCAGCAAAAGTTGCTAATACTGCAGCAACAGCGGCACACACAGCAGCAACTTGGCTTGCTACGGCAGCCACAACAGCATTTGGTGTGGCAATGTCTATATTAACAAGCCCGATTACACTTGTAATTGCAGCTTTGGCAGCGTTAGGACTTGGAATATATGAACTGGTAAAGCACTGGGATACAGTAAAAGAGGCAGCAGGAATATGTTGGGACTGGATTGTAGATAAGTGGCAGTCTGCCGGAGAATGGTTTTCGGGTATCTGGGAGAGTATAACATCAGCCTTTTCTAAATTTGACGACTGGCTGCAGAATATCTTTAATATGGATTTCTCAAAGAGCTTCGGTTCATTGGGCGACATTATGAATGCATATGTTGCTAATGTGAAAAATATATTCGGAGATATTAAGAACATATTTGGCGGCTTGATTGATTTTATCACAGGAATTTTTTCAGGAGATTGGGAAAAAGCGTGGAATGGAATAATAGATACATTTAG